TTACCTCCTAAATTAAATTTGCGTATTCATTTACTACTGGTTTCTTTTTTTCTTCTTTTTCTTTAGGCTTGTCCTCAAATTTCTTATACTCAATAAATGAACCTGCCTGTATTCTGTCTATCAACTTCTGTCTTTCTTTATAAAATAAAACGCCCTGTAAGGCGATTATTAACATTAATCCTATTTCAACTATCATATATACTGTTCTCTCCTTTTTGCTTTTTTTATCAACTTATTTATGTGCTTTTGTGTCACACTTTCTTCTACTACTTTTTTCTCTTTCTTCTGCATTGCTTGTTGTGTTCTAGAATAATATGCAATAGCCAATGCCATAATCAAATCATCATGATAACCAAGCATTGCTTCTGATTTACCTCTGTCATTCTTTATAAATGTTAGTGCTTCCTGAAGCGTGTTGTAATCATTTATCAAGTTGATACTTTCACGCATGATTGTTACTAGCTCGCTTATTGCTATTGGTCTCGTTAGTTTGTTTGTCTGAAAACCGAACGTATCTCTATACTTGTGTGTTTTTGTATCTTCTACTTGCCTTACATACTGTTTTGTGTACCCTATTCTCATAAGTTCTTTTACTGGATATGTACTAAAGTTTGTTTCTATGCTTAATAATGCATTGTTGTAATACTTACCTAGGCAATACATCTGATAAGCGTATATGTCCTCATCTACATTATCACAATATGTAGCAACTTGTTCCCCTGTTGTATTATCTATAACTTGCCCTGTTAGATTATCTGAACCTTCTCCTGCTGTATCGCCACCTATTACATAAGGTTTGCCTTCTTCTGTTTCTTTATATATTCTAATTGGCCCTGTGTTATCGTCTTGCCATTTACAGTTTGTTATCTTGTCTCCGTCAAAATCAAATAAAAAAGAACCTCTTTTTATTGGTTCTTTTAGCTCTTGTATTCTGCTTATTATCTTGTCTTTATCAAAAATACAACTGCCACTTGATATAAATGCTTCTTCAGGGCATGAAGGATATTCTTGGTGAAATTGTTCTATACTATTATTACAGTTGTTCTTTATGCACCATCTTCTCCATGCTATTTGCTCATTATCTAATTTGTATAATTTCTTTAGCTCCTCTTCCTCTGCAGTCAATTCAAATCCATCATAAGGTAGTCTGTATTCATCTAATTCCCACCATGCACAAAATACTGCTACAAAATCATTTTTACCAGCTACTGCATCGTCCCACATTTCTTTAAACTCTTCATACCCGTTTGCTGTACTCTCTACTATTACCAATGTATCTAAACTATATGGTACTGATTGAAGTAATCCTGTTAATGTTTCTTTTTTCTTCCCACCCCAAAACGCATATTCTGATATATGCAAACTTTGAAATGTGTCTGACCTACCTATGTTGTCATTACCCGCTGTCATACATTTTATTGTTGAACCTAAGCCTGTGTATGTATCATTATCAAATACTAACTCTTTTGCATTTGACTTTTTTCTCTCTGGTCTTAATTCCTGTGGTAAATTATTGTAGAATCTTTTGCTCATATTAAATAAGTTGTCTGTTGCAGTTGCTTCATGTGCTACTATACCCGACTTAGCATTGTGCTTAGTTACTGTTCGCTTGAATATTATTCCTTCGGCTAGTGTGCTAAATCCCATCTGCCTAGCTTTTAATATTATAGCTCTTTGAGGTTTACCTTGTCTGTGTTGCTCTTCTAATGCTCTATATAATTTTAGTTGTGGCCCATTTAATTTGAATCTAACTACCTTTGCATTTTTGTCTTGAATTTTTAGATATTCCTCTATATATAGTTTTGTATTAATACTCATTTCCTTCTACCTTCTTTAAGGCCTCTTCGTATGTCAAATCAACTTTAGCTTTTGTTTCTGTCTTATCGGCATACCCAAACTTATTTTTCAAATATAACTGTGCTCTATATGTGTTGTCTTGTAATACTTCATCTTCTAATATGTCATTTACTATACGATAAGTGTCGGAATAATACTCTTGCTGTGCATAAAAAGTATCTCTTGTGATTAATAGATATGCACAAAAGCCTGCTACATTTGGAAATCTTTTACTTTTCTTGCAATGTGTTATATATTGTTGAAACTTTTCTAAAAACTCTTGCCCATCTTGAAATGTTCTTGGCTTACCTTTACCTCTTTTAGCTTTCTTCTCTTCTTTTTCTTCCTTCGGCATATCTATCACCTACTTTCTTTGCGAACCTCTTTCTTTTCTTTGCTTCTTCTATTACTTCTTTTTGTCTTGCTAAATCTTCTGCTATGTATCTTGCGATTTTACTACCTTTTCCTTTCTTCATAAAATCACCTCAACACAATAAAAAAATACATAGCCCTTAAGTTGCTATGTATTTCCGCCCGCACAATTACGAGCCCCATTTATAGAAAAAATATATTTGTCTAACCCACTGCAGAGGGAGGTCCCTTTCTCTCTGGCTTATGTGGGCTAGTAACATGGAGGAACATATAATGAAACCATATGTTCATTGTTCTACAATATCATAATACCATAAAATTTAGTCTCATTTAATCTCATTTAGTCTCATCTTTTAATTTTTCTAAAATATTTTTATGTATTCTATGTATGTGTTGCCAACTATACCGCATTTTAACACATATCTCTTCCCACTCTATACCCTGTATATATCTATAGCGCATTACCGCTCTTTCTACTGGATCTAGCATTTCAAAATCCTGTTCTATCCCTTTTTCTTCTTCTATTAGTGCATCTAATCTTGCTATCAGCCGTACTTCTTTTTCTTGAATTTTTGCTACAACATTTCCTATTTTATCAGGTTCTGCAGAATGTGCTCCAGGCATCCCTGTAATAACTGGGCTTCTTAATGTTATGTATAAACTGTTAATTTCGCTCTGCAGCTCCTCCATCTCTTTTATTTTTTTAATATGCTCTTTCAAAAATTCTTTAGTCATTTGTCCCTCCTATTAACATAAATTGTAATTTTAGATATTACAATTCTATATCTGAAACTCCAAAAAAATCTAAAAAATTCAAATAACAATCTTCGCATAATCTTAATAGTACTTTTGAATGATATATACTTGATTTTTTTAATGTAACTAATGTGCGTACTGGAAGTCTAATTCCACACTTGCTGCAATAATTAAAATATCTTTCTTCGCTTTCCCAACTTCTATAATTGCTCATGTTTTTTCTCCTCAAAAATGGGTTCACAAGATTCAAAACCTAAGATAAAATTTAAATGTAAGGAGGTGAACCAATATGACAATAAAAATTAATGGTACTTGTACTTTAACAGATACCCCAGCTATCGTAAAAGTTGACTACTTAGAAATAGGGCCCACTTTTGACGAACCACAACCAAAATACAAAAAAGGGTTGTGCGAAAGCTGTAGCATCAATTCAAACTGTAGAGAAAATTGCCAAATTTTTGCCAACGCACCAGAAATCCTCAAGGTCTCTATTTAGGAGGCCTCTTTACACCAATATTTTAGGTGGTACTGGTATCTCTGCTATTAGTGGTCTCCATAAATGTAAGCAGTAATTATGTATATTAACATAATCAGATTTTATAGGATGCAACTGCATAACTACTTCATCTTCATTAAAAAACATATCTTTGATAGTACACATTTCATCCCATTTAGGACACCTTTCGACATTGTTTATTGATACACTTACGTGTTCCCAACCAAGACCATTACTTGCAATAACAAATGCTGTATGTTTCCCTAATGGTATCTGAAAAGCTCCGTTGCCTTCATCTCCCATCTCTCCGTAAAACTCTATTCTATATTGGTCAAGCTCGTGTAAATTCTTCATCTAACCACCCCAATTCTTTTACTTTTTCATTTATCGCTTGTAATACCCTTGCTTCAAGCCCTACTGCGCCGCCTTGTTCGTTTTCTGAAAATACGAATTTGGGAATTTTTGCGAACACAATTCTAAAATCAAAATCTTCATCCAAAAAACTTTCATCCAAAAAGCTTTCATTCTTGCGATAAACAATTTGAAATTTATTATCATGTACTTTCTTATATCCTAAATCTTCAAACATTTCATCTGCTTTACTCACATATACCATCTTCTTTCTCAAAATACTCGCAAACATCTTGTTCTGCGCAATCATACGGTGGAAAATCTGCCCTCCAATCACTTTTATCGTTACAACATACTTCATCTATCAGCCACTTGCATTTGTTTACATCATCTACAATTATATTGGTTTTTGTTATTTTGCTCACCTTTATACTCCTCGCAATCTTTAAAGTCTGATTGCCATACATATTCTTGCTTTTCGTCTATATGTACCTTATTTCTAAAGCACTTTGTGTTAGCACAATCTCTTATGCAGTATGTTATATCTTTAATCATCTTTATACTCCTCTTGCAACCACTTTCTGCAATTAACACAATCTCTGCCATCTATACATACAAATTCGTCAATTCCCCTTACTTGACGTATAATACAACATATTTGCGTTGAAAAACTTAGCAAGTCATCAAATTCCCATAATTCCTTTACTTTGTCAAAATTGGTCATATCCTTTACTCCTTGCTTATTTCTATTAATTCTCTTATATTATTCGCTATATTATTAAGTAACGATAATTGAATATCATATTTATCATCTGTTTTGGCATTGCTCTGAAAACCATAATATGGAGGTGTACTATCGAAAAAAATTCCTAAATCATCACTCTCAATAACTACATCTTTTAGTTCGGGAATAAATTGTCGTATTTCTATCTTCATATCCTTTGCTCCTCTATACCAAATTCATATTTTAGTATCTGCTTGCGCCATTTATCTATAAATGCTTGTGCTACATCTTCGTCTGTGCCTAAATAAATTGTACCTTGTTCCATTATAACGGATGAAAAACATAAGCAAAGTGTCTTTCTTTCTATATCAAAGCTAATGGAGTAATTGCACTCACCAAGTTCAAATGGTTTTTCTGCTTCTGACAATGCTGTTTTATATTCAAGATATTCTTTAGCTTCGCTATCTGTTTTGAAAACATTTTTATTTAATATTCTAAACCAGTCTTTAGGTGCATTATTATAATGCGTTTGAAATATTGCACCCCAGTCATTGATTGAGAAATATGTTGCTCCTTCTTCTTTTGGTTTCCATCTGCCTTTTGGTTTATCTTCTATTATTTCTATTTTTTCATTAAGTGATTTCTCACCCAATACATAAAGCGTTTCAAACCCATTGTTTGTTATTTTCCCATTATCAACTTTATATATTCTCTCGCCGCCTATATGCTTAAATTCAACGCCTTCTTTTATTTCTCCATTTGCTATTTTATTCAATAAATCAACTAGCTTCATCTATCATCCCCAGCCTTTCTGCGAGCCTCTTCATTTTATATACCTTTTAATTTTCTATATGATGACACCAAAACGAAATAAAATCATTTATGTTTTTATCATCATATTTAAACTTCATATCTGCTATGTATTTCCTTATACTTTCTTGATAACATTCAAAAAGTTCATCCACAAGTTGCTCTGTAAATTTTGAAGTTAACTCCTGTGTTTTCTCTTTCCCAACATCAAGAAGGTCTTTAACATTTTGAGGTTTTTTATTTTTAAATTCTAAAAGCATTTGAAGTATAACTTCGTCTTTATTTATCATGTTTATCCTCCTCATCTATCCACACTCTTTTAACAATGTACTTCTTCTTGTTTACTGTATTACCCCTCTGAATTGACTGTAAAACATATAATTTCCTTATACCTACAAACTCTGCCACTTCCTTAAGGCTTTCTGTGGCCAACAATAACTGCTCATTATAGTGATTGTCATACACACAATAAATCTTCTTCATGTTTATCATCCTCTGCTGGATACCAATACGTGCATTTGCCTGGTTGCTCTGCCAAGCTACCCATACCTGCACGATCCATAAATCTACACAATGGGCAGTTTTGATAATCTTCTCTATTGCAGCCAAAGCAATGAGTTTCAACTGCGAACCTGCAAATTTCTTCAAGTGTGTCTTTATCAACTAAATATTGGCTTTCTCCTTTATCGCTACGTGGCTTTATTACAGGTTTGCTTGTACTTGCTTCACGTACTATTCTGTCTATTTCCTTTTGCCCTACTCGCTTCCTTAAGGCTTGCACATATTCATATAAGCTCATATTAATACTTTTAAGCCATTTAATTTCTTCATCAGAGAAATTATCTTTGCGTTCTAAATATGATTCTGTAATTTCATAGAGCAGTAACAAAAACACATTAGAATTTCTTTCCTCTGCATTTAAATAATTTTTCATTCTTTCTTTTCCCCCATATTGAATTTTATATTCTGATATACTTGTTCAGCAGTAAAACTCTCTAAATAGCCCCCTTTACCTTTGAACATATAAAACTTACCCTGCTTGCCAATATACTCAAATTTTGCTATTTCTTTTGAACGTCTATGATCAGACTTGTTAGCATAAAATACTCTTGTACGTTCTATATGTTTTATCAATTTTAGAAAATTCCGCTGCTTTTTTTCAAACCATGTGTCCATATTCTTATACCTCTTCTATAACCACATCTGTATGACCTACATAGTGCCACGCTTTTACCACTTTCATAAGTATTACTTGTTTATCATCCGCAAATGCAACGTGTCTTAACGCATCCAATATTGCCTTCGCAATATTATCTATGTCAGGTTTTTTACACGGTGGTTCTACACCATTAAAGCAATCCTCCACACGTCTTTTGCTGTATGACTTTGGTATTCCAAGATATGCCACAACAGTTATATTGACTGGTGTATCTAACGGTTCAGCAACAGGATATGCACTAGCAAAACAATATCGTATATACTCTTCATAATCTCTCGTGTCCTTTGGAGTATATGGACGGCCCAATTTGGTAAATCTTACTCTGGCTTTCCCTTTTGGCTCGCAAAAAATTGAAAATTCAAACCTCCTCATTTGTTTTCCCCCTTATCGAACTTAAAATGTTCGCAACTTAAAACCGACACAAAAAACGTTTTGTTTTTATTCTCAAGATTCGATTCTAAAGGCTCTATTTCAAATTTTTTCACAAATTTTAATCCCTGCATAAGTATTTTTTTACGCTCATAATCTTGAATACTTTGTATTTGTAAGCGTGGACATTCAAACATATGTATACAATTGCCACACAAATGTTTCTCGCCAAAAGCCTTCATAAATCGTTTTTCAAACATATTGTACTGTGCTTCTAAGCATTTATTCATGGCCTACCTCCGCTATGTCAAACACTCTACTCTGTACTAAATATTCACACATCTCTGAATGACATACTCTTACTGGTCTGCCCTCTTTTTCTTCATCTACTAACTGCCCATGGCAATATGGGCACTCATAATCTAAACTACTGATAAATTTCATGCTTTATCACTCCTCTTTAGTTCATACTAAATTTTTCTGCAAGCATAAGTGTTTGCTCTATGTATTTTTGTGGTAATCCTGCAATCTCGCTTCTTGCCTTTACTTTACCTTTATAACTCCGCATAAAATTGCTTTGTATAACAGTATCAACTTCTTCAAAAGGCAACATAGCCCAATCTTTTAAAAGTGCTGGTGTAACTACACTTTTAACTGCTGGTGGTAATGCCATCCACTCTTCTTCTGCATGATACAAAGAATTAGTTAATGCAGATTTGATATACCCCCACGCTTCAACTTCTGTTAATTCAGGCTTCTTTGTAATCTTATTTATCCTTTCAACCACATCAGCAATTTTTGGTTCAAACTTACTTGTAGTGATAATATGATTAACCGCAAGTTTAACAAGTTCCAATGGATATTCACTTAATGCTTCATTCCAAACTGTAACTACATCCTCATAACTACCCGTAAAATCTTTGTACATCGTTGGGAATGCTACTCGCAACAACGTTAAAATCTGCATCGTTTCCGTTCGATTCATTTTTTAACTCCTTTCTCAAAAGTTCTTCAAATGGATTAGTACTAGAAGCTACTCTCTTTTTTTCTCTTTGTTTTCGCTCTTCTACTGCATCAACTACCCACTTTTTTATTGCTAAATAGTGGCTTTTTGCTCTATATGTGCCCTTCATCTCGATATATTCATCTAGGTATGTAATTAGCTCCTCTGCATTTGAATACTCATTTCTCAACTTCTCGTATTCAGCGTGTGTGAGTAGCACGTGCGAGTATTCGCCGTGCTTTTCTTTTTTCATTTTCTTTTCACTATCATTAACATTATCATTATCACTATCATTATCACTATCATTATCATTAACATTATCATTATCATTATCATTATCATTATCATTATCATTATCAGGGGCTTTTGCTACCTTTTGCTTGCTTTTGCTAGCATTTGCTTGTTTTGCTAGCTTTTGCTTGCTTTTGCTACCTTTTGCTTGTCCACCTATAGAACCCGCTTGTGCTCTTCTTTCACAGGTTTCATTATACTTATCTCTGTCCCTATCTAATACTGTTATAAATGGAGTTATAACCAAATCTAACAAATTATCTAATTCTATTTTTTCACCATCTTCGTGAGCATATATTGCTTTTATCAATTTGCCCGCTTGTTCATCTGTTAACTTTTCTATAACACTTCTTTGGTCTTTATAAAGCAAAAAACTGTTTTTCATTGGTTTCCCTCCTACTTTTAGAATGGTAATTTAGCTTCATCTGTTACTGGTTTGAATGTATCAAGATTTACCGATTCTCCTTTTTCTTCTTCTTTCTTACTCCCTGTAAACTCTACTTCTTCTGCTACTACTTCTGTTACATATACTTTCTTCCCATCTTTATCATCATAAGTACGTGTTTGAAGTCTTCCTATAATTCCTATCTGTTGTCCTTTCGTAAAATACTTTGCAATAAATTCAGCTGTCTTATTCCATGCTACAATGTTGATAAAATCTGCATCAGGTTGTCCCTCCTGCTTATACCTTCTGTTTACTGCTAAACTAAATGAGCATACACATACCTGATTTTGCGTGTATTGTGTTTTTGGATCAGCACACAACCTGCCCACTAATGCTACCTTATTCATTTAATCATCTCCTTTTTCCCATCTTCGTGATGCCACGCAAATGGTTATTTATAAATAATTTCTGCCAAACTCTTGCATAAATTTTTCTCTAGTGCCTATATTGGCTTCGAAATATTTTTGTGCTTCTTTTTTTAGATCTGATTTCTTTCTATTTGCTGTCCCGGAAAAAATGTGGTGAATATGTAAGTTTTGTGTATTATGGCAAAAATAACAACGTTTATCTGATACCATCATATTTGGCTTGCCCCCAATCTCGTTCCATTTGCCCTTCCAGTATTCGTATATTAAGTTTAAGGGTGTTTATTGCTTCTTGGTTGGCATTGTATACTGCTTCACATACATCACGTTTAAAACGCAAATTAGCAACTTCAGGGACTCCATATATAATCTTGTCTATTAATGTTACTGCCATTCCTTCTGATTTTAGTTTTAAGGCTTCTTCACATAGTTTTTGCTTATATTCTCTCTCTGCAGTTGCTAATTCGCTTCCTGTCTTCCTTAATGACTTAACAGATACATCTAATTCTTTTATTTTCTGTTCTATCATCTGCCATAAATCCATATCTATTCTCCTTTTATCTTCTTAAGTATTTCTGCATACTGTATTGTGTTTAGCTCCTCTATTTTGTTTACACTATATTTTGACAAAGATTGCCCAATCCTATCGTCTGTGTAACCTTTTTCAGCAAGCAAACTATATAACACATTTGCTTGTTCCTGAGTTACTTTAGTTTCGTCTTGTTTAGACATTAAAAGGTCACAAGCTTTTTTTATAATTGGATCTGTCTTTTCGCCTTCCCTCAGCCAAGTTATATAGCCTTCATCCTCGGCTAAAATATTAGCTAAAGTTTCCCCTTTGTATTTTCCAAAACTTAATTTGAGCTTGCCTGCATCTTCTTTTGTCATATTTACTTCTTTTTCTTCTTGCAAAAATTCGCTTATATCTTCTAAATCTTGTGTAAATACATCACTTAAACTTGCTACTTGTAAGACTGCATCTATAAAAGCTCTCTTCTTTGCCATTTTTAATATTGTATTTACTAAACTACATATATCAGGATTATCTATCCTATATTTAGTTTTGCCGTACCTATCTTCAAATTCTTCGCTAACACCTATGTATCTTTCAGGAAGCTTTTCTACAGTTGCATATCTATATTTCTTTTCCTTGCTATTACAGCTGCCTACTCCCTGTGCTACTGGGCTATTACTTTTATATAAAGTACATTTTATGTTATAACTAAAAAACTCTTTTTCATAATCTTCAGTTGTTTGCAAAAACTCATATTCGGGATTTAATCCAAACAACATACATATTTTCTCTCCTCCTGGTTTTAAGAGTGTAGGTTTGTTTGTTCCTGGCACGACTCCATAATCATGATCTTTCTTTAATGTAGCCTGTACTATTGATTGCATTTTACCTATTTTGTTCATGGTTTCTTGAATGGTATCTAAGTTAACACTATCTATTACTGTTAAACTGTTTATTTCCTCCATTTCCTATTCCTCCCTAAAATTGATGTGTCATTTCCCATTTCAAATCTTCGTAAGCGTATCTGTCTAACTCTGCTTGCTCCTCATCTGTTCTGTCTTCTTCACTTTTACTTAATATTTCATTTATATATTTCTGTTGCTGTACTTCTTCGTAATAAAGCATTTGTCTTATTTCATACCTGCTTAAATCTTCTTTCTCAGACTTTTCTTTAAGCAGTTTATACTCATCATCTGTTAGCATTTGACATTCTCCTTTTCTTGCTTTATACTATTGATAAAGCATTTTTATATTGCTGATACCAATTAAGAGACCGTTCGTTGCCACACGTATGCGGTTTCTTTTTTATTGCACATTGGGTATTATCTTAGTCTGTTGATTTGCTACAAAAAAACCACAATTAATATCTATCTTAAATTGATTTAAAGCCTGATATTCTTTACTTACTTCTAAACTTTGTACTCTTTCACTAATACCATTTGTTAATTTACATACATCTTGCTTTAAACATTGGGCGCAATTAATCATTTACTCTCACCTCCTCCATGTACTCGCTCCAGCTTGTCCCATTTTCACAAGCATCATGCCATTGCCATGTAGTAGGTTTTGAAGCAGGTGTTTTTATTGCTACTACTAATGCTATTAGTAGAACTAACCTAACCAACGCTTTCTCTTTGTTCAATCTCATTTTCACTTTCTTCATTTGTTATCACTCCATATTCATTAAAATATTTTTCTAATCTTGCATATATTTGTGTCTTTTGCTCCTCTGTTGGAGGATTTGTTACTATTACCTTTAGCACTGTTACCACCTCAATATATGATTACTCATACTGCCTGTACTTGTTTACTCAATCTCTTTTAATGCGTTTATTATTCTTATTACTGTTTCTTGATTTGTTATATTTAACTCGCTAAACAATCTTGCTGCTAATTTTGTTGATTCACTATATTTTTGTATTTCTTTCCTCTTCCAAAGTATGTACTTCGCAAAGTTTCTTATTTCTGTCATATCTTCTGCTTTTAATGTTTTCATCTCTTCTTTAGTTAATCTAATTATCATTTCTTCCATTTAACATTCCTCCATTTTTTTGAAATTATGTTAACTTTGTGATATAATTAAATAGTTTTTAACATTTCGGTAAGCTCAGAGGCAAAAAAAATCTCATAAACATCTTTAACCGAAAGTTTAAGTATATCTATCAGTTTTAAAATCTCTGCACGTGTAAATTCTGTCACACCTTTTTCTTTGTGTTCATAACTTTTTGCAGTTATTCCTAGCTTTTCTGCGGTTTCTCTCATAGAAAAATATCTTTCTGCTCTTATTCCTCTTAGCTTAGCGGTGTTAATTTTGCTCATTTTTATGCCTCCTTTCTTAACCGTTTGGACAAGTTTATTATACTTATCCATTTGGATAATGTCAAGTATTTTTTTTATATTTTTGGTAATTTTTTTTATAAATTGTATTTGTTGTTTTATAATAATGGTTAGTGGGGTGTTTATACATGGAGCAAGAAAATTTTATTAAAAATTTATCAGTTTTATTAGAAGAAAACGATATAACCCAAAGAGAATTAGCAGAAAAAATAAATGTAACTGAAGTTACTATCTCAAGGTATCTTTCGGGAGAGCGTTCACCAAGAATAGAAATTGTTAGTAAAATAGCTGATTTTTTTGGTGTAACAACTGATTATCTTTTAGGAGTTTCTGACACAAAATTTTACTCCAGCGGAGATGCATTGAATGTAGGCCTATCTCGTGAAGAAGAAGGTATACTTACTGAAGAGGACAAACAACAAATTAGGGATTTTGCTAAATTTGTAGTTAATAGAAGAAAGGAAGAAAAATAAGGAGGAATTTTAAATGAAAAAAACATTTTTATTAGGTTTTATATCTGGAGCAATAATTTTAGGAATAATAACATCATTTGCTGCAACTTATACTGCTCTTACTGCATCATTCCCTATTTTTATTGACGGTGAAATATGGAAAAACAATAAACCGACGGTAGTTATTGATGGCAGTACTTATTTACCATTAAAGGCTATTGGCGATACATTAGACGTAAATGTAAACTGGGACTCTACAAATAATAGAGTAGAAATTTATAACACAAATAAATCAAAATTATTCGTTTACAACTGGTGTACTGAAGTTATTGATGAAATAAATAATTATTGGGATTTGCGCTTGTCAGATATACCAGAAAAATATAAAGATACTTATATAGAAAACTTAGAAAGAAGTGTAGAAAATTTAAAATTTTATAAATTAGAAAAAGATTTGTTCTTTTATCATTTTTATATGGCAAACATTGAAACAGCTCTGAAAGAAACCTATGATACTGATATTGATGTTGAAGAAGCATATGAATCTTTTATAATCCTTTTAAGCAGTTTTGAGGAAGACTTAAAATCAGTAAAATATGGTGGCACTAATAAAATAAATTCTCAAGCTTATTTAGATGCACCCGCTTTGTTATCAATAATCAGAATAGGGTGTACTACTGATTTATATTAAAATATTCATTATATAGGGAGGCCCGACCTATGATTGATACAAACACTCTTTTTTCTATCGCAGAAAAAGAAAATATTGATATATTCGATTATTCATTTAATGACAATATAAATGGTGTTTTTGTCGAACAATTAAGAGCTATAGGCCTTAAACCAGTCCTTAATGACATAGAACGTAAATGTACTCTTGCTGAAGAACTTGGCCACTACTATTGCAATGCTACTTATCCCCTATCTTGCACTGATAAAACTTTAATAGACAAGGCAGAATATAGAGCTAAGAAATGGAGCGCAAAGTACCTTATTTCTCCTTCTGATATTCAAAGGGCAAAATTATGTGGTTTAAAACAAAAATGGGAAATAGCAGACTTCTTGGGTGTAACAGAAGATGTTATAGAAAGAGCATTTGCTTTACAACATATCGCTTAAAAATTAACAATTAAGGAGATGATTTTTATGCCTTTTTGCCAAAATTGTGGTAGCCAAGTACAAGGCAAATTTTGTGTTAACTGTGGTAAACAATTAACAACAATGAATAACTATCAACCCGTTCAACAAGTATCAACAATGAATAACTATCAACCTGTTCAACAAGTATTAAGCCAGAACAATTCTACATTAATGTGCCCAAGATGCAGAGGGCATAATATTAATGTGCAGATGGTTCAAGATAGGATAAAAACCAATAATACAAGTTGTTTGCGTACAGTCGGCAGACTTATTTTAATTGTTTGTACCTTTGGTTTGTGGTTACTAGTCCCTAGTAGAAAAGAAAATTCAAAAATCACACACAAAAATATGGCGGTATGCCAAAATTGTGGATATAGTTGGGGAATATAACTTTACGCAAGCATATTATATAAATTTTCACATTTTTCATAACAAAAAGGGGTATAAATTTCACATTTTCCCCTTTACTTTACTAAAGATAACGTATAAACACGTTATCTTTTTATTCATAGGAGGTATATAATGTTAAGAGCTGCAGCATATATAAGGGTTTCAACTGATGAGCAAACAGAATTTAGCCCTGATGCACAATTAAAAGCAATTCAAAAATATTGTAACGATAATGAATTAGCATTAGATAGAGAACATATTTACATTGATGAAGGTATTTCAGGAAGAAAAGCAGAAAAAAGACCTGCATTTCAAGATATGATAAAACACGCAAAAAAGAAAGAATTTGACGTTATTCTCGTACATAAATTTGACCGTTTCGCTCGTTCTCGTGAAGATTCAGTTGTTTATAAATCTTTACTTAAAAAAGAATGCAATGTTCGTGTAATATCTATTACTGAATCTATTGAAGATGATAAGTTTTCTGTAATACTTGAAGCTATGCTCGAAGCTATGGCAGAATACTACTCTCTTAACCTTGCTGATGAGGTTAAAAAAGGTATGACAGAGAAAGCTATGCGTGGCGGTTATCAAACTTATGCTCCTTTTGGCTATACAATGAAAGACAAAAAACTTGTTATAAAAGAAGATGAAGCAAAAGCTGTTAAAACAATTTTTAATGAGTTCATTAAAGGTACAGGATATCTACCAATAGCAAAAATGATAAATAACATGGGTTTCAAAACACGTTTTGGTAACAAATTTGAGAACAGAACTATTGAATATATTTTAAGGAATCCTACATATAAAGGTTATGCACGATGGACTCCTACAGGTAGAGTAAGACGTAATTTTGCAAATGAAGATACCCTTATTGTGAAATCAGAGCACGAACCTATTATCCCTGAAGAGACATTTGATCAAGTACAAGAATTAGTAGCTAAACGTAAAACTATACATAGGAAATATTTTAAAGGAATAAATCCAGCTAATTTACACTGGCTAAATGGTTTAGTACGTTGCAGCACTTGCGGAAAAACTCTTGTACGGAGTACTAAAGTGTATTATCAATGTAACGGATATTCTAAAGGTACTTGCCCTACTAGTCAAATGGTTAAAATCACTGATATCGAACAAGCTATTTTGCAGCAGTTAAAAAAGGATATGACAGCAGGGCTTAACCTTGCAAAACGTTCTAAAGTCATTTCTACTGACAATACAGATACTTTTATTGTGCAATTAAATAAACTGCCTGAAAAGGAAGCTCGTGCTAAAGAAGCATACATTAACGGAATAGATAGCCTTGAAGAATATAAACAAAACAAAATAAACATTGAAAATCAAAGAAAAATGTTAGAAGCTCAAATTAAATCTTCTAAAAAAGAAGTGTACAACCCTAAAACTCTTCAAAAACAAATTAAAAAGTTATATGAGATCCTCACAGATGAAAATATATCAATGAAACAAAAGCATGAAGTATCACATTTGGTTATAGACAAAATTGTTTTTGATAAATCGGCTCAAACATTGCATTTAACATATCTTTACCAAATGTGATTAGGTCCGCCTAATTTCTTTTGGTAAAAAAATAGACCTCCTAAAGTGGAGGTCTAATCAAATATTTTTCTTCAATACATTGTAAAGTTCTAAAAAATCTGCATAGTGATTATGTTCGTTTACTACGTCTAAAAATTTATCATACTTTTGGTGGAATTTGTGATGACAGTTGCTGCACAACAAAGTGCAATGCTGCAATGCCGTAGGAAAACCATGCCTTATAAGATAAATATGATGCAATTCAAGATTTTGAGTGCTTCCGCAAATATCACAATAAGGTCTATCTTGCATTAACCACTTCTTAACAATTCTGCTACCACGTCTTAATTCTTTATTTTTGCTACGTCTTTTTTTCTTGCGTTTCATGATAACCTCCTGTAGTCACATTAGGTTTTTCTATTAAGCAATTCTGCTTAAATTTGTGGGTATTCGTATAATGGTAATAAAAAAACAGGTCTTACCTGCTTGATTATCCTTATTGACGTTCTTCTAGCTTTATCATTCTTATTTCTAGTTCATCTACTTTACCATCTAACTTAGATACTATTTTATTAGTATTATCTAAAGTCACATTTAATTTAGTAATTGAAGTATTTAACTTAATTATAGGGGTAATAATGGCTATCATACTACCTATAAAAGTTACCAAAATTATTATTGTAGTATTCTCCATCATTCTTTCCCCCCTGTCCTTGTTAGGTCATATGTACCTCCTGCTCCTAATGCTGAAATAATACAGGTGATTATTGCAGTTGATAAATTCATACTCTCTAATTGAAGGCTATAGCATATTACACCTGCTATAAGGCCTATCACTACATTTTGGATTGGAATATATTTGCTTTCTAGCAACCCAAAATGTTTGGATATAATACCAAAAATAAAAGTAACTATAACAGTTACTATTGTAATAATACTTGTTACCATATTATTTGCCTCCTTTCACAATATAGTTATATAACATTTGTACTACCTGCTCTCTTGTGATAGTACCTTTGGGATTAGTACCATCACATATATGATTTTCTACTCCCCACTGCCATGCTTCCAACGCCCAATCTGAAGGTTCATTCATTTTTTTCTCCTCCAATCTTTTTTGAATTTCATTAATGAACTTATCCCAACCCTCATCAAGTATTCTATGAGGACAGTATTTATTGCTAAAATCTTGGTGCTTTTTTACATGAGATATATCCCAGTTATACTTTATTAAAATATCCGTGATAAGCTCTATTGCATTATTTTTAGCTTTTTCAAAACGTTCTCCACCCGATTTTGAGTAGCATATTTCTATTGCTATACCTTTTCTATTGCCAACACCTGTACTGCCATCGCCTGCATGAAAAGCGTTGCGGTCAAATGGAATAGCCTGTATCACTTCAACATCATCTACAGCTATATGGAACGATGTACTTACATTGTTTGTACTCATGTATTCTATTTCATTTTTAGCACTAGCGTCATTTGCTGTATTATGTACTACTACAAATTCTGGCACCATTGAGTACGGACATTTAAGAGAATATTTACTTTTATCAATAAATTTATAATTTATATTCAAATCATCATCTCCTTTGGGCTCTCCGACATCAATGTCGGTTACATACCTTGAAATGTCTATTCCAGACGGCTCAGGTAATATGAATAAACCCTTGCCAGTGTTCACGTCATGCCCTTCAACTCCTATATCAATTAAATTATCATCAATAAATTTAATAAGTTGTTCTCTATTAAGCGCCTTGCCTGTATTAGTTATAAAGAAGTCTTGTACTAATCCACACATAGCAGTAAAAGTAGGACTACACCAACTTGTCCACCTGCCAAAAGGCGGAAGCATAGTATAATCTAGCTCCTCACCTATCGCAGACGGATTTACTCTAGTCAGTTTGCCATTTACAAAGTCGCATATTCCTATCGCTAGAAATTTATCTGATTTAGCTTCACCCTTTACACCTTTTTCGTTTGTATTGCCACCTGCAATAAAGAATGTACAACCCTTGTCTATACAATCCTGCATTTGTGCTTCTTTTACTTTATTTATGCTAGGTGCAATGTTTGAACAAGTAAATAGATGTATTTTATTTTCTTGTATGTACTCAGAGCAACCATTATTTGCATTAAAGGGATAGGCATAATATGTAGCGTCTGGGCATACCTCAAGCATAATGTTCATTACCGAAGAACCATGGCTAGCGTCTTCTTTATACCCTTTAGGACATATTACTTTATGCCAAGCGTCTGTATTCAGATAGTCTTTTTCTATTAATTCATCTGACATAATTCGTACGTTCTTACCAGTATATCCTGCTCGCCAAAATTTATAAATGCCAAGATATTCAAAATATTGTTCTTTGGTCATTACACATCACTCCCGACTGTAAACGCACCATTTCCAGCATTAGTATAAAATACATCATTTGCTACGTCATACATACCAGCTACATTGTCAGATTTTCGATAGCAAGGCACAAAATTTCGCACTTCTTTACCATTCTTCTTGAAAATAAAATATTTTATATAGCTTGCATTAGAAGCACTCACCGAACATCTAGTATGGAATAGTGCAATGTTGGTCAAATTTTCATTACCATGCACAATAGACCTTGTTTTTGTCGCTCCGTTTGTAGTACCTGTTATTGTAGTGCTATCTATAGAAACACTAACTTCGTTAAAGTTATCGTAATCAATATTTAATGTAGAAGAAAGAGAACCGCCACTCGCTTTAGTATTTAAATAAAGATACATACCATTATTTTCGCTAGCAGTAAAAATAGCCCTTACTACATCTGAGTCTTCACTTACATAATTACCAAATACAGCACCATACTTTGCATATGGTTTTTTAAACGAATAAGCGTACTCATCTATATCTGCTGCGGTTAAGCCTGTATTAATATAAGGAGTGCCGTTCCCATAAAGATATTCAACTTCTTGATAAGCATCTGGTAAACGAGGGTAAATTCTTTTTGCTACCCCGTTTACTCCCACATATGCTTTTTTCACTTTACGTGCTACTCCATTTACGCCTACATATGCACCTACTATTTTACGTGCTACTCCATTTACACCTATAAAATCATGTGGCATATTTACCCCTCCTATTCATACATAAAGTAGAGCGAACCAGTTGTAAGTGGAGAAGTTCCCGCCGTTAAATCTGTAGTGCCATATGTTATCTTATCATCTACATATTGCTCTGTAGCATAGCCATTTGGCAATGTGCTAAACTTGTATCCAACTACATAGCATATACCAGGGTCTGACCAGTAATAATCGCCTGAACCCACCGCTGAGCCAACTATGTTTCTAATATGCGTTGCATCTGTAAAGCCCCACATAACCCTATACAAGTTGTTGTGTCCTTGGTTGCCATTGTATATATGATAAGCTCCCGTAGCTCCTGCACCTGTACTATCACACCATGTTACCGAACTAGGATTAATTGCGGTTGTTATCTCCATGGAGCGTAAATTTACACCGTTTACTAGAACATTGAAACTTACCACTATTAAGTCATAATTATTAATGCTATCAGATAATAGTTGTGCTGTGTCAGTTAATACCGCAGTGCTATTAGCTTTGCCATTGTATAGTACTGTTTTCTTTACGCCATCTACCACAAGGCTATCTATATAATCCTCTGTAGCTAATTTCTTACTTCCTGCATCCTTGTTCGTGCCACTTGTTGAGCCAGTATAAACATCGCCAGAGAACCAAGCGTTACCCGACCAATCGACAGTATGTGCATTACTTCTTGCATTACTTGCAGTACCATTGCCAATTATGTGTGCATAAGTACCACGTGTACTTGTATCTGTTCCGCCTGTATCTGCTATATTGTACTCGCCTTCTACGTGCTGAGCTTTTCTTTGCGCTAATGTGCCGTGTCCTTTTGCACTTGCGCAAGTACCGCTTGCCTCTGTACTAAGGCCTTGTGCATAACTTGTATTACCACTTGCTATACTACTCTGCCCTACCGCAGTTGCAGCATAACCACTCGCCGTTACACTAGTACCTAAGGCTTGAGCGCAATACCCACTAGCGACTGCACTGCTACCTGTTGCTACCGACTTATTACCCGTAGTTGAACCAGATTGCCGCCCTATATTAATTGTACTATCCGTATATAAAGTCTTGCTTGCATAGGCTGAATTAGCTGCTGAAATAGTTAAAAAATTATCTAAAACATATTGCCCAGTAGTTTGAATAGTCCATGTGCTGTTTGCGTATAAAAGCATACCTGACATCAAACCTTGAATATATGATTGTCCTGCACCACTTTCTATTATAAATATGTAAAATTGGATTGTCTTTTGAGATACTCCAACGTCTATTTGTGAAATTACACCATTAAGATTACCCTGTGAGCTTGCTAATACAATATGTGTTGGTATGTCTCCATTTGTGCTATAGTTTGTAAGTGCATTTTCAATAGAAGCTACGTTATCTGTATCCGCTATTGTTGGAAGATTAAGCTCTGCGTCTCTATCTATATATATGTCAGGTATGCCACCTGTACCCTTCAAGTTAGGCGTAGTAATTGTGCCGTTTGCGTCTGTTATATCCAATGTATACTCGCTAGACGTGTTCGTATGTACTGTAACGGTAGGGCTTACACCGTCTGCACCGTTCTGTCCATTCTGTCCGTCCTGTCCATCCGCACCCTTGAGATTAGGTGTTGTTATTGTCCCGCTGGCATCTGTTATATCCAGAGTATATGTCGAGCTTGAGCTTGTATTAACTGCTACTGTTGGGCTAACTCCGTCACTTCCGTCTTGTCCATCTGAACCGTCTGCGCCTTTGAGGTTTGGCGTTGTTATAGTACCGTTTGCGTCTGTTATATCCAATGTATACTCGCTTGAACTAGATGTATTTACTTCTATTACTGGGCTAAAACCATCTGCACCGTCTTGACCGTCTTGCCCATCTTGCCCATCCTGTCCTGCTGGGCCTTGAGGGCCTATTAAATTAGGAGTGGTGATGGTTCCGTTGGTATCTGTTATATCTAATGTGTATTCTGAACTGGTATTTGTATGGACTGCTACTGTTGGGCTTACACCATCTGCACCATCTTGACCATCTGCGCCATCAAAAACTCCATTTTCTTTATCTTCTAGTAATTGGTCTCCTACTCCTTTTGCATAATCGCCTTGAGCTTCTGCATATTCTGTTTGTACCTCTACACGTGCACTCAAAGCCATTAAATCACTGTAGAGTAATTCGAAATTTGGATCTTCAGGCTGGTCTGCTAAATCACTTGGTTTTAGCACACTTTTATTGACATAGCCTTCCCATGCATTAGATATACTTACTATATTGTCTGTTGGTATGTCTCCGCTCTCATCCAATTCTGTGTTCAATACCATAAATACAAACTTCCATGTGCCTAAATGCCATGTAATACCACTTGTAATTTGAAATTCAAATCTTGTTAATGGCACTACATATTGCTTTATCCCTGTATCGCTTGGCGGAACTACACCTAAATAGTAATAATAACTTGGATCTTGCCAATCAGAAGGAACGTCTATATCAAATTTTGCTACACCTGTCTCATACTGATTACACAAAACCTTACTGCTCGTTCTGACTCTACCTCTGCTGTCAATGTTTACACTTATTACATCAATCATTTCTTTGCTCCTTTCTTTGTATATTAAAAGAGCCCACTCATTAAGAGCAGACTCTTTTTAATAAACTCATTACTTGTTATTCATTTTGTCTCTTACTTTATTTGCCCCAGCCTCATCCCAAACACTTTTTGATACACCAAATGCTTCATAAAGTGTTTCTTTTTGCTTTTGGCTATAACCAGGTACTAATTCATCTATTGCATCTTTCTTTTTTACACTTGCAGAATAAGTTATGGTTTTACCATTTTCATTTTTTTCGCCTTCAATACCCTTTTGTGCATCTTTTGCTTTCATAAAATTATCATAACTAATACCCTGTTCTTTCGCTTTTTCGTAATACTCTGTTTGGTTAGTTGATAACGGTTTGAATCCTCTATCTATATAATCTTGTGCATATTTAGTTGAATATTTCCCAAATAATGCACTCTTTACTAGATTGCCTGGTGTTTGTTCTACTGGATATCTTAATTTTTGTTTGCCGTCTGTATCCTTAATATAACTTCCACCTTTTCTATAAGTGTCTATGCCTTCGATTGCTTTCTTTATTTGGCCACCGCCAACTGGTGGTACAAGATATGTTAACGGTTTTACTGCTTCTTTTCCCCATGTACTTTCGCCTTTAGCCAATGATACTAAATCAGGCAATGCACTTGATATTGGAATTCTACCGCCGCCAAGTAATCCACCAACAAAAGGTAACTCTTCTAATGTATCTGTAACAAACGTCTTTGTTGCACTCTTAGTACCATTTTGTTTTTGGTGTTTGTTAAAATCAACCAATATACCTATTGGATCAAATGCGCTCCTTGAACCTGTTAGTTTTTCTTTTGCTTCATTATATAAGAAAGACGCAAGGAAGATTTTTAATAAGGCTGCAGCAATAGCTCCAAGCCCTTTTTCTTTCAACTCATCTGGCACATCTTTGAAATAATATGAAAGTTGGTTGTTTTGCTCTAATTGGAACATCGTAAGTAATTTTGATACAGGATTTTTTGTATTGAATAAAGTAGGTGTAGAACCTTTACTTCTATCACCCATTATTTTGGCAGAATTAATATCTGCATCTCTTATAGCTTCCTCTATACTCATTCCCTTTGCTACATTTTGATAATATCTTGCTCTTGTTAAAGTTTCAGAAGTGAAATCATCTATTACTCTCATACCATCTAACTTAGAATTGAGTTTTTCTATGCCCTTTTGTACTAATGCTTCACTTCCACGTCTATTAGTTAAAAATGTACTTTTGTCTCTAAATCCATCATCTTGCATATAATTTTTAATGGTGTCATGCATTGCATTTAATAAATATTTACTCTTTGTTGTGCCAACTGCCTGTGCCAACGGTATAAAGTTTGTTAACCATGAATTAACATTTAATCCTATCATATTGGCAGAAACCCTATTTTCAACAGATTTTGAAATATCGTATACAGCCCTACCCAATTGTTGCTCTGCTATACGGTCTTCAATAGATTTTTTACCTGCTAAACTATCCGTATAGCTTCTAAGCCATGTTACCAAGTGTGGAAATTCATTTTTGTTTGTTTGATATATTTCTTCAATTCTGTTTGCTTTATCTTCAGGTGCTATGCTATCGTCTTCTCTTATATTATCTATTGCTTCCTGTACACCCTTATCAGAATATTTATACCTTATTTCATCTTCTAATGCTCTCAATTTTTGTATATCTTCAGTATGGTATATAACGTCTGCAACGCCTTCTATATATCTGTCAAAACCTTTTAATGCGTCAAAATCAGTTACCTCTGTGGTTCTTTGCAAGAAATTACCTACCCACTTTTTACCTGGCCTAAATGTATGTGAAATACCTGCTATATCTGTTGGCAACTCTGTAGTATTAGTGTTTATACCTAGCATTGAACCTACTTTAGATAATACTGTATCGCCTTTTTCTTCTATAAAGTGTGGGAAATAATTCTGACGATATTCTACTGGTGCATAACCATTTGCCATTAAACTTTCATTAGACATCTCTAGTAATTCATTATAAATCTGCCTAAACACCTTAACTGCATTTTTAATTTTTTCTACATCTGCTCCCACCTGTTGCAAAGTTGCATCGTTAATCTTGCCTTCACCATATAACTGTACTAATCCGCTTTCCGAAACCTTTTTAAATGTTGGCGCTTCTGTTAAGTTTGGATTCCTGCCTTGTTGAAATTCTCCAACATATGCAACATTGTATTTCTCTTTAGTAGATAAATTTAAATCTTTTATCTGCTCTCTATATTTATTTTTCATTCTTGTTGCTTCTGCTTCATGTATGTGTACTGGCTCTGCATATGTTTCATTCAATAGTTTGCCATCTGTTTTCCCTGCAACATCTCTAAAGTTACGTTCCATTATCTCTCTTGAATATTGAATACCCGTTAATTTTTCTTTCCAATTATTTGAGTTCTTTATTAAATCTCTTGCTTCTTCTCTTAATAATTGTTTCTTCGTCTTATTATATGCTTTTATGGTATCTTCTAGCTCTCTTAAAGGCTTCTTTGCGTCATATAACTTTTTAATTACTTCTTTATTGCTATTCTTAGGTATCTCATCAAAAGTTATCTCGCCTTTTATAAGTCTATCTAAAGTAACTCTATCTTTATCTGTTACTAATTCTTTGCTGTTAATCTTCTCATATTGTTTCCTATACTCTTTTATCATTGCATAGGTATTTTTTAAGTCTTCAACAGTAACATTTTGTGTCATGTTCTTATTAACTTCAGAGATATCTTTTTTCTCTTGTTTTTCTTGCTCATATTTTGCAACCTGGTTCATGTCTGTCACAAAATTATTCCAAGCTTTATCAAATTCTTCTTTAGCCCACTGCTTATACTCTTCATTATTCTCTGCATACTGTGAAATTTCTTGTTTTGATTTTTCGATACTCTGAGAAACTTCTACTATTCTTTCTAATTGGTCAGCAGGTGTGCTTATTGTTTCAGGGAACATATCAGGGTATTGCTCATTTAATTCTTGATAAAATGTATCAATACTTATATTGCCATTATCACTTGTTAATGTAACATTACTTAAATTTTGTTTTCTAAAGTTCGAATAATCAGCAATACTTGATTTTACACTATCAGGAACATATAGTTTTGTTTTCTTTATATTGCTTTTCAAGTCTTTGTACTGATTATAATATTCGTCATTTACTACAATACCGTTATTAAACATTTCTTCAAATAGCTTATCTTTACCTGAATAGTCTTTATTTTTAACTTGCTCCGCAACTTCTGAAATCATTTGTTTAATTCCATTTGTGTTTGCATACTCCGATATGCCCATTGCAGAAGAGAAGTTTTTCAAAAATAAGTTTTTGTGTCTTTTTTCATATTGTTGAGATTTACTTGTTGTATTGATATCATCACTCCTTGTTTTATTTTTATCCTCAATACTGTATTGGTTTCGGTATTTTTGCACCTCGCTTTGTTTAGTTCTTTTACCTGTTTCTAAATAAGTTTTAATATCGTTTGCAATTTGCGTAGCACTAAATTTGCCTTCGTATTCCAAGCTCTCTACAATATTACCTTTAGCATCTGAAAAGTCTACTGAAAAATACCCTTTATCTTTATATTCATCTACCATATCTTTAATTTTAGAATATTGTGATTGAGTCAAATTTGTTTTAACACCAATGTCTATGCCAGGAGTTTCTGCCATAACTCTTACATTTCCATCATTTATAAAATCTTGCACAGCTTCGGTGCCTTCTAAATGATTATATATTTGGCTTATTATTCTATGGTCTTCTCCTCTTTGCCCAGTATGCCTACCTTTTTCACCACTTAGATTTAACAATTTACCATCAGGCAACAAATAACCTGCATCATAAAAATATGGTGTATACCCAAATTCCTCTATTGCTTTTGAACGTTTTTCTTCTGCTGTCATTTTTTCTGTTTCTGTACGCCCCAAATCATCTAATTGCTTAGCATATTCTTTAGCTTTTTTATTAAACTCATTCGCTTGCTCCTGATAAAAATTTATTTTTGACTTTACATTTTCTGCTTCTTCGCTACTCTTATTAGATAAGCTATCATATTTTTGCTGATACTCATCTCTTGCATTGTATGCGCTATCTGCTTTAGAAGAATAAAGCTCATAATATTGTTCTATTACTTTTCTGCCCTGTTTATTTTCAGATATAGAAAAAGAACTCTTGTTAGAGTTCTCTGTATCATTTTGTGTATCTTGGGTATACTCTGTATTGACAGATTTTTTATTCTGTTGTATACTATTATTAAGCGATGAATTTGAACCGCTATTTATAGCTGAACTCTTTGAGTTGGAAGCTACGAGCGGCAAACCATTGCTTATTTTTTTTGGATGTACATCTAAAATATCGTATAAATATTTTTTACCATTTGCATCATTTCTGATTAAAACAGTCCCCGTATATATTTTTTCTTTTCCGTTATATTCAAACGAAAACGTAGTGTCATACCTATAAAAGCCATATTTCGCATTTTGGTTATGTTTAGCTTTTTTATTGGATTCCCATCTACGGTTAGTTGCATTTCCTATTATTTCTTTTAACCCTGTAGCAGCTCTGCCTTTTGCTAATTTATCTCTTGCTGATAATTCTTTCATATTTTCCGAATATGCATATTCACTTGGCAAATCCTCTCCTAAATATACTTTTTGACCACTTTCAATAATATCAGCATATTCATTTATATGTTCCTCTAAATATTCTTTTATTGTTTTAGCAATCGACTTACCTTCATTGTTTTTGAATATATCTTCATTTGTCTTTATTCTATTGACTGTGCCATCATTGTTGTAAATAACTTGAACCCCTTTATCACTAGGTTTACTATCAATTAAATATTCCATAGTATCTCTTTGGGTACTTCTAGTTTGCTCCATTGCCTGCCTTGACGCTTTAACATACATATCCTGTATACGTCTTAATTCTTTCTCTTCTGCTGTGCCTGTTACCTTTGTTACTAAAGTATCAATCCACTCTTTTATCTTGTAGAATATATTATTGTTTTCTACTGCTAGTCTGTCAATTGCTTCTTGAGAATTAAATAATTTTGATTCACTTGAGAAATTAGAAATAACTTCATGTAGCACTTGAGTATCATCTAGGTCTATTCCTTTTTTCTCTTTATATAAATCTTTTATTTTATTTTGATATTGCTCTAATGTTATATTTTTCATACCATATTCAGAAGCTTTTTGCTGCAAAAATTCATTAAACATATTGCTCTTTACAACTTCTTGAGCATACTTATTATATTCTTCTGCTAGTTCCATATTATGAGTATATTCGTGCAACATTGTTACAATTTTATCTCTATTAGAGTGTGCATTTAAATATGTTTCATTCCCATCAGTGTAGCCATGAATGTTTGGATCGTTATCCCAAAATACATTTGTATTTTTACCAAATTTCTCTTTATACAACTGTGCAGTTTCATTAGCACTCTTTATTTCCGTTTCTTTGGTCTTTGCATCAACTTCATTTGCTTCTATTTCATTTGTCAACGGTTTTCCTAAAAGTGCTTCTGTTATTGTATTTTTATTAGTATTCACTTCACTATTGGCGTTTAAAACGTTCTTGCTGTTTGCTTGATTAATTTCATTGGTCTGCTTATTTTGAACGTTCTGTGTGTCATTTTGAACGTTGTTTTTGCCTGTTGGTACCAATTCTTCTAAACTTTTTGGCTTATTTGCATTTTGAAATGTTATGTCAGCAGATGAATTATAATTTCGTGGTATATACTGCGAATGTGGATTATTATTTTTATATTCTTCCATATTTTGAGCTATTTGCTCTTTCAACATTTGTTTATATTTAGAACTATTTATTGTACTACCTTCTGCTGCAGCTCTTCCACCTACAAACACTAAAGAACTGTATACACCACCCCAAAAAGCATTTTGCATATCTTCAATAGTTGCTAAATCTGCGTCTTTATCATAGGTCATCCTTTTCAAAAATGGGTCTGCAACTTCTGATATTACTTCTTCTACACCTTCGCTTGTTACATCCAAACCTAAGTCTAAAAGTCGCAAGCCATATTTACCTATAATATTTTGGGCTATTTTATCTCTTGCTTCTTTAGATAAAACCTTACTGCCAAATTTATTACCTACAGTACCGCCTATAAAACCTGAAAGTGCTTCTACACCTGTTTCCATGGTACCACTTAATATTCCATATGATAGTGCCTGCTCTGGTGTAGCGTCTTGTTGCAATGCTCTTTCTGCACCACCGCCACCAGCTGCTAAGCCAAAAACACCTAAACCTATTGCTTCGGGGATTTTCGTTGTGGCACCTAAAGCACTTGATGCACCTGCCGTTGCTAACAAAGAAGGTATTTGATAGCCTACAGAACGTGCAATTTCTGCTCCAGCCTCTGGTAAATAAGAATATTCTTCCCTTACTGTTTCTAAATCCTTAAATCTTTCTCCTACATAATCTTTAGCAATTTTATCTTTTACTTCATCAACTGCTTTTTGATTCCGATTCATAATAGGAGTAATAGCTTGTGAGATTTTTGAATCAGTCTGTAACCGCATCCTTCTTTTTTCTTCTTCACTTAAACCAGGATGCTCCTTAAAATATTTATCTAATTCTTTATTATATGAATTTATAATGCTATCAACATTTGAATCTAAAACTTTTTTGCTCACATTAAGCCCTATAGTACCGCCTAAATCCATAATATTTTCTGGCATTTTAAATATTCCTTCTCCCATTTCAGCCAGTGCTACAGGTGCTGTTAATGCTACTTTAGCGGCAGGAGTTCTTAACAAAACATCCGCTTTTTCGTATATATTGCCATTTTTCCATTTATCTATATCTTCTGCTAATCGTTGCTGCTTTTCATACTCACTTCTATCTATCACTTTCCCTTTCCCATCTGATGTTGGAACTACAACGTTTTTTTCTTTCCATTCATTATATTTCTTCCGTTCAATATCTGCTTGAGCTTGTGACCTTTTTAACATTAAAGGCATTGGAGAATTTGTGATATATGAGTCTTTGTTTGCCTTTGAATCAAAATTTTCTTGTGCAGGTTTTAACAACTCTGCAGTAGCTTTGACTTCAGCGTCATGCTTCTTATTTTTTTCTTCTGCCACAGTATTAATCATTTTTGATAAATTAGACGATGTCGCAGAACGTATAGAAGTAACGCTTGGGGTTGTATTAACTGGCTGTGATACTTTAGTAGGCTCTACAACCTGTGGTGTATTATACTTCTTTGCTTTATATTCTTCTAGTGTCATAGTTGAAGACTTGTTCTTTTTTGCTTTATATTCCTCTAATGTCATTTATACACCTACTTTCTTTATTCTATATATTGTGTTAATCCTAAACTATTCAATATTTGGAACTCGCTTTCGTCACTTAAACCTTGATTTTGTACGTATGTAACAACATCTTTAGCACTGTATCCATTGTTTCTATAATCAAATGCTTTGTTAAATACTGTACTATAATTTTTATCTACTACAGTATTGTTTGATTTGTTGTTACCTCCCGAGTTATTTCCGCCACCACCACCTGATGAATTTCTTTTGGCTATCTGTGATTTAATGTTAGACATCTCTAATTTTGCCTTTTCCATATCGTTATTAAACTCACGTTCTAAATTCGTTGTGTCATACCCCAATGCTCTTAGCCCTACAAAGTCGTTCATTGACATTAACAACTTAGCTTGTGCTTGTCTTTGTGCTTCTGCTTCTTTCTCTGCTTCTAAATAGCCTTTTTCTATTTCATCTATCTTCTGTTGTCTTGCTATTTTCAAATAAGGTATAAGTGGATCATTAGGATTTAGTGCTTCTCTACGTTGTATCTCTGCTGTGTAGTCCTGATAATATTGATTGATTGTTGCTATCTCTCTTTCAAACGCTTCTTGTTCTGCTTTAGTTTGTGCTTGCTTATCTAGTCTGTACTGCTCTAATAAATTTTGATACCTTTGTGCATCTATTGTTGCGCCCGATGTAGCAAGATTTGTTACATAATCGTTATATGCTTGTGCTTCATCTCTATTTAAATTTGCTAATGCTTGTGCCTTACTATTTGCTAGTGTGCTTTGATTATTCATACCTGCTATTCTAAGTGCAAGCTCTCCTTGGCTTGTAGAACCACTATATGTTTGCCCTCTATTTGCTACATTCTCAAAGTAGTTCTTCAAATTTATTTGGTTTGCTACATCCGCACTATTCATTTGATTTCTGTACTCTGCATTTGTTTTAGCTCTTGATTCGTCTATTTGTGCTAAAACTTTGTTGTATGCATTTTCATACTCTGCTTGTTTTGCTGCTTTTTGAAGGTCTGCTATACGATTTATATAATCATTCTCTGTAACGCCTTGCGTAGTTCCATATACACCACTATTAGCAGTAGAATTCATTTTGTTGTTTACACCATTTTGTATTGTTGATTGGTCTCTTGAAGTTTTTAACTCGCTTGACAACCATGTTGGTGTGCTGTTGTATGATATTCCTACATCGTTACCTGAATTATCTCTTATTACTGTTCCTTCAGGATCCGCTTTTAATTTAGTGTTACTGCTTTTGCTACTATTTGTGCTGTTGCTCCCTAATGCTTTATCTACTGCAGATTTTACAGTAGGATTGTTATTTATATACTTTTGTGCTGCAGCATTTTTACTTATAGCATTTTTTACTACATTTTTAGTTATATTATTAAGTGAAAGCCCCATTTCATCGCCTCCTTACTGCATTATTGCTATATAGCATAATGTGCTTGTTGTTCCTATATAGTATCTATCCATATATGCATTATCTGGGTTTGTATAAGTTAATTTATGTGTCTTTATTTTCGAACCGTCTATTTCAAATACTTCATATTCTCCGCACATACATGGGCTATTTGTTTGTGCTATACCTCCATATCTTGTATATTCAGTTCTACTTTGCGAACTTGAAGAGATCCAAAGATTATCGCCAAAACTTAAGCCATACGGTGCAGCCGTCCTGTTAGTTGACTGTTGGAAAGTATGGTTCCCTACTTGACCGTTTCTGAATAATATTACTACTGCTGGGCTAACACCTATATCAAACTCTTGCCATTTGTTCTCTGTTATATATCCACTTGCCCCTTCATCTGTGCTTGATTCACCTGTATACGTTGGCGTTATCCTGCCAAATTTTACATTCAATGCGTTTAATTTCGTTGCTACTGCAGTAGCAAGTTTTGCTTCTGTTACTGCTGCATCTTGTATCTTTGAAGTAGATATTGTGTCATCAGGCGGTACTGTTCCACTACCTGCTGCTTCCAATGCAGCTAATGCTTCGCCTACTGTAGCATGGCCACCATCATACCCTATCTTCCCTGCTGCAGAAGATCCTTCTAGCTCATCAAGAAAAGAAAAAACATACTGTTTTAGTATGTTTACTCCTTCGTCAAACTTTGCTTTTAGTTGGTCAGATGTTAAGTTATCATCTTGATTCGGTAGATCACTTAATCCCTGAATTATGTTTAAACTGCTAATAGTTCTATCGAAACCGCTCATTTTTTATCACTCCTTTATTTAATTTCTCCGCCAGCAGTACACTTTAAATCTATACAAGTTACTGTTGCGAGTTCTCTATCTTTGTCATTCTCTAAAATTAGCGAAAAATACGCAAACTTCTTTGCTCTTGTTTTTAATCTAAATGGTTTTACAGATAAACTAGTTAAGAATGAAAAATCAGCAAAATTTATCTCCCAAAAATCACAAGTGTTATATCTTATCTCTCCTATTAAATCCCTGGTTGTTCTATCTGTTTCATAACTTAATCGTACATATGCTTTAGATTGTGGTTTAAGCATTGCCCACACTTTTTTTATCTTCTTTTTCTTCCACTCTGCATTAAAGCCATGAAAACCTAACTGGCAAAATGCTTTTATTGTTTTGCCGCCCTCGTCTGTTCGTTCTTCTTTATCAAATTTATATATTGTGCCTTTGCTTGCAAAATAAAGCTCGCCATTTATTACTGTAAAATCATTTGCTTCTATATTGCTCCGCTTATACCAAGTATCATTCCCATAATTATATATCCAACACATTTTCTTACTAGGTATATGCATCCAATACTCCTGCTTTTCTTGCCAATCTACCGCTTTTATAGCTGATAAATCTACATCTTCGAAATCTGCATCTACTCTTTCAGATATTTTAACCATATTACGCTCATCTCTAACTGCAGAAGATTTTAACTCGTATATACCATCATTAAATATTGCTACAGGATTATTCAATAGTACACTTGTCTGTCCTACTGCAATATTTCCTATCTCTGAATTTAACGGATATGCTGGAAAGTCTGTGTTAAGCATACCTAAAGCATCAGTACTGCTTTCTATTGTTGCATAGTATGTATCTTTCTCTGTAAATATAATCTGCCTTGAATATTGTTTCTCCATACCTGTTATCGCATATTGGTTTGTGCCTATGTCTTTGTAATTGTTTGCAGGGAAATATTCGGCGCTTGGAACAGTTGTTACACCACTAAAATATTCTCTATTCTTCGTATCAGGGTTACCATACAAAAATACTCTTGTATCGCTAGCTCCTCCAAATAAAAATGCTTGCTTGCACTTCTCTATAATACTTCTATTTGTAGAATTAGCTTTAGTCCAGTATATATCTACAGTGCCAACACCTTCAGCAGGTGCAGTAGTAAATTCTACTGTGCCATTCGTTAAGTCCTTTGTGTAACTACTTGCAGAAACAGTCTCCCCTTCTTTGATAACACTATCTATAGAATCTAACGCAGCTTCAGGCAAATAGAATTTTTTAGTTGTGCCGTCAGGGCTAAATGTCATGTGCTTTTTACCTGTTAGCAAATTAATTTGTTCATAGTTCGTGCCTCCACCGCTCGGTGGTGCATTTATTGCTATTTTAGGTATGTACCCTTCTACTTCTGATAGTGTAGTTCCATCATAGCTTCTGTATTTTGCACCATCCAATATATAAATCTTATTATCAAAATAAAAGAACGATAACTTATTACCAGCTACCGTTCCAATTGAGGTATTCACATCGCCTACTCTTTTATATAATGTAGTTCCATAATTAAATAGCACCATCTTTGTGCCATTTACCTTAAACTCTTCACTTATAGAGTATATCTCTGAATCGCCTAATGATTCAAATATTGCTTTATACCCTTCCATTTTCTTAAGGTTATACTTATCTGTTACTCTCCAATTTATACATTCTATTGCTTCTCCTAATTTTAATTCTGTTGTTCCATCTGCACTTTTATTTATTCCTAAAAAATTGTCTATTCTTACTGGTGTAATTTCAGGAGTGCTAATGTTTTTAAGCGGTATTCCCATTATAACACCTCCTATTGTCTAACGTACTTAGTACGCCCTGCTCTACGTCTTATGCCATCATATTTATCGTTATACAGTATAAGCTGATTCTGTGCTTTTTGCTCTTCGTCTCCTTCTTGAGCTAAATAATCGTATGCAGCGAAAAAACATAGTATCATATCATCTACATCTGCAGGAAATTGTGGTTCATCGGATAAGTCTTCAAGCCTTTTTGGTAAATAGTAATAATATACAACTACTTCTGAACTAGATGTATCTACTAATATTTCATTATCTCCATCTTCCATACAATATTTAAGATTACTGCCGTCTGTATCTACTATTTTTAGTAGCTCTCCAAATTCCTCATTCAAATAATCTGTGTTAGCCCTGCCATTCTCTAATGTAACTGTTTCTTTAGTCAAAAATAACCTTTTATCCAATGCTATTTTCCTATATGCATAGTTTATACTAGTTAAATATTTGTTAAGTATAGCTTGCGTACTATCACTTATTTTTTGATTATCTTTTATTACTATGTCTTCCTCTGTACGCCTTGCTATTTCAAAATACATCTCTTTAAGTGTCATATCTACACCCCCGTTAATTCTTTCTTCAATGGTTTATATATATCATGTGCCATTGTGTGTACTATATCTTCTCTTTCTTTCTCTCTTGCCTTCTCTATTTTCTCATTATTCCTGTCTATTTCGTCTCCTATACTGCCATATATATTAATCCATACTACTTCTCGCAATCTATCAAAAAAGCCCTTGCAAATTTCTGCAGGGCTTATGCTATCAAAATAATCATCATACTGCGTTATCACATATTTATTCAAATCTCCGTCATAATAAACATCAAATCTCTTATCTATATCTTTCACTACTCGCCTTATACTATTGCATTCCCCAAAATCTTTATGCTTTCCAAAAGTTCTTCCTACTTCTATCATATTATCACCTATTTTAAAAATATTAGCGGGGCTTTTACACCCCGCCTTAATTATGCTTCTGTTATATCTGCTAATAAGCAATGTGCATTTCTTGCACGTGTTGCTAATTCACAATATCTATAAAGTACTGCATCGTATGCATCTTTACCATTTCTTGAAAGAATAGCACCGTCTTCATCCATCCATTGGAAGCCGCCTTCACCGAGTTCAGCAAATACTAATTCGCTTTCATCAACAAAGTATAATTTGTTAGCTTGACAATCTTTATCAGCAATTATTGGAAGGTTATCATATGCTAATGTTTCAATACCACCATCTAATTTCATTGTGTTTACATATTTTCTATCAGCTTGTAATAAAGCTTCATATGCACGTCTTACACCATGTGTTGTATAGATAGCAGTTGTCTTACCATTGCCTGCAGTTTCAACAGTGTCTAATGCTGTTCTCATTAATGCAAGTGATAAAGACCTATTTGTACCACTGTTAGCAAGTACACTTGCTTTCCAGTATGGGTTTGTTGCAACAGGTAATCCTTGTAAACCTGTTGAAATAGGATCTGTTGCAGATACGATACCTGCTAGTCCCATTACCTCAATGTCTTTTGCTCCAGCTTTATATACTTTTGAGCTTGCTGCTACTGCTGCAGCTGTACCATTATGAGTAAATGATGTAGCACTGTTAATAGCAGTAATTGCTGCACCTGATACAGAAGCAGTTGTTCCTGATATTATATCAATCTTCATACCTACTCTTAATTTAGCTGTGCTATCAACTGTTACTGTTGTAGAAGCTGTAGCGTTAGCTGTTGCTGCTGCTAATGCACCGCTACCATCTCCATATAACATTCTGTTTAAGTCAGCTTTTAAGTCTTTTGTTACACCCTTCATTTCAGAATCAACTGCTCTTAAGAAAGCTCCTTCACTATTCTTTGTTGCAGCAATTGATTGACCACTTACTGTTATTACACCATAGAGATATCTCATAGGGAATATTGAATCTTTGTAACCTTGTGCTCCTGCAGTTGGAAGGTTAGCTCCTTCTGCTTTTGCTCCTACTCCTTCATTTCTTGAAATATGTAAAGGCAATGTGAAATTCTTACCTGTTACTATTTCATCTTTAATTCTTTCAACCCTGTTTAATAATTTACATTGTTGGTTGATTTGCTCGTTAAGAGGACCAATGTACTGTGTTTTTAATATATCACTTAATGTTGTTAAATTAGCCATTTTTGACTATCTCCTTTCTTATACCTTAAATTCTTTTTTTGCTCTTAGCATTGCAAGAGCTCCTTTTTTTGCATCATCCCATGTTTTAGGTTGTGTTGGCTGTGTAACTCCTACACCCCCACCTGAACCCTCAACTGGATCAATTTTTAATTTGCCTGCTAAATAATCCTTAATCGCACTCTTCTTTATTTCTTCTTGATTAGCTTTTAGCTTTGAAAACTCATAACGTGTATAAGCATCTCTTAGCTTGGTACCATCTTTAGCCATATCAAGAACTTCTTGAGGAATGTTATCGGGTTTTACATCAGGAAATTCTTTAACTAATTCATCCCATTCTTGTTTTAAAGCTACTTCCTTCTCAGCCTTTGCTTTATCAGCTTTAAGGCCTTGAACTTCGTTCTCTAAATCAAGAACTTTCTTTGCGACCTCTTCTGATACATTATTCTCAGTTGAATATTTTGAAATTTCTTCATTTCTAACTGCTTCATCAACTTGTTTCATGAATGCGTCCACACTCAAATTTTGGCGTTTTGCAAGTTTTTCTAAGAACTCTGAAGCTCCTTTTTCTCTTGCTAGCCTCTTGTTGATAGCATTGTCAATGTCCTTCTGTGAAAATGTTTTCTCAGGTTTGGTCTCTGCTTTCTCAGATTCAGCCGAAGTTACGTTCTCCGTTGTTTCCGTTTGGTTTCCTTCCTCTGCATTAGCAGTTGTTTCTGTACTTTCTGTTGCTTCAACTGGTGTCTCTACAACTTCATCAGCAAAAAACTGTAAATCTAATCTTTCCATACTACCTCCTCATGTTTTAAGTGGTGGTCCACTATAAATTCCGTGTTTTTCAAAAAAGCACGTAAAAAAAGCAATCATTGTTACATGACTGCTTGTTGTATGTTATTCTGAAGTGGCTGGTTCGTAACAGGACCAGTAGCACTTGAATGAACTAACCAATTTATATGTTCTTGTATATGCGCATCTATATATGCTTTTTCTTCTTCACCCATCTTATCATACTCGCTTGATTTTCTAAACTTATTATGCTCTGTTATATGTATCTCATGATTAAAAAAATCAGATGTTGGTGTGTTGTAATCGCCCTGCTGCCACTTATACTCTTCAAAGTGTGCTTTATTTATATCTATTGCATACTCATTGTAAATCAAGTCTGTTGTTCCTAACTCTAACATCTTAAGTATCAATTCTCTATCACGTTCTACATTGAGTATCCCTTTATCAACTAATCCAAATATACGCTCTTCTTTTGCTGTACGTGATTCTTGAAGCATACTTGATTCTTGTATACGCACATCATAACTTGTTAAGTCTGAACCGATAAACTCTAATGTTTCAAGTTGATTATCTTTACCAACTATTTTGAGTGTTCTTGGTTCTGTATACTTGTTCTTTACCATCTTAAGTAGATATCTGCAGTATCTCTTTTTGCAGTCTATCCAGTTCTTAACTGTTGGGCCTATCTTTGTATCATCTTGCTCTTCTAAGTACTGTATTGCAATACCTGACCTTACTTTACTCTCATTTGTATTGCCATGCGATACGTCATTCTGACCTGATATAAAGTAAAACTCTTCTACAAGTGAATTAATGTCATTTGTTATATCACTTGATATAGACATTGCAGGTATCTGCTGTGGCATATTGTGTCCTTGTGCATATTCTATTATTGCATCTGGTTCATTTGTTATCTCATCATTTGTTAGCGAGCCTTCTTCTACTAACCAGCGTGGCCCACCTAACATATCTTTGTTGTTGATAAGTTGGCTTCTTGCTATGTTGTACTCTTTTTGTAGTGGTCTTAAATCATCTACTGCAGACTGGCCTTCTACTAATCCTGGTATATCTATAAACTTAAATGGAAAGAATGGTAGCTCTCTTTCTGTATCATCTGTTTCGCCAAAACCGATATCTTCTGAATAAAAAAGAAGAACTCCATTTTGTGTATATGTTGCTCTTCTTCCTTTAGGGTATTTAAATGATGGTCGCTCCCAGTACTCTTTTACTCTTACCATACCTTTTATATTCTTACCTGTTTCTGTTCTCTTGCCTAAACTCTGTAACTGTATATCATATATGTTGTTGTCTGATATATCATCATCTTCCGATACTTCGTCTGCATGGTCAGGGTACATTGCTTTAACATAATCTACATCACGTAATTTATTGTGGCAAATCCATTTAACATCTTGCCAGGACTTTGCTGTTCTATCGTATTGTACTTCAAACCTATTTACTACATCTATGTCACATTCACCTGTTCTTGCATTTGTGCCAGGTATTGGCTCGCCTTTATTTGCATTCCAATATGGTTTTATAAAGGCTAATGATGTAATGATACCCCAGTTAAGTACTGTCCTATCTACTGACTGCAGTTGTAATTGTTCTTCTAAATACTCAAGCACTTTATCGCCTGTTTTTGCACTATCTATATCTTCCTGCTCAGTAGTAGCAGGTACAACTGTCATTATAGGTTTATTCTTTGTTAGCTTTCCTAAATTAGCTCTTACTACAGGTTTTACTCTGTTTACTGTTATTCTTACTTTATTGCTATCTTTAGGTGCTTCCATTATACGTTTACTTGAAGCATCATAAGTTAGCCATTGCTTGCCAACATAATATGCTATGTTTAAGAAGTTGTTCTGATGTATGGTTAAGTCCTCTGAATCATCTCCGACTGTTTCCATTATCTTATTAAGTATCTCTTGATCCTTAGCTTTATTTGCCAAGTTCTTATAATCATCTCTTAACACTCTTAATCACCTACTTTTGTCTTTGTTCCTTTTTTTGTTTCCTTCTTTTCTTCTACCGCTTCCTCTTCTTTTGGTTCTATCTTTGGTTCTTCTTTTTTCTCTGCCTTCTGAAGTACTACTTTATATCCGTCTACTTCTGTTATTTCATCCATTACTTTTAAAGGTAAATAACCTATTCTCTCTCTTTCGCCTATTTTTTGTACTGCTTCTTCTCCTGTTGCTGCAACTACGTAAAATTCATATTGCCCATAACCTACCTTAAATAATTTTTCCATTTTTCTTTACCTCCTAAATTAAATTTGCGTATTCATTTACTACTGGTTTCTTTTTTTCTTCTTTTTCTTTAGGCTTGTCCTCAAATTTCTTATACTCAATAAATGAACCTGCCTGTATTCTGTCTATCAACTT